TGGAGAAATACCATTACGGTGAAACACCAAGTATCTTAAAAATTTGAACACTACTCTAAAAACTCCCCAGTGCGAACACCGGTTAAAAAATAATAGTGTAAATTTAAAATCTACTATAACTGATGTTCCCACTCAAAAGAGTGGCCTACGATGGTCCCGCAGGTCTTTTAAAACTGAATCATTCTAATAAGTCCAATAGCAAGGGGCGTTGGTAAAGAAAAATAAAGAAAAATCTTCCCCAATTGCTAAATATTCGTAAAATTGATTGAAACTTCCAACAGAACAATCTGCTTGATAGGAAGTGAGCCATTCATTTTCACGACTAGAGTAATCCAGGTCGATTCCATTTTTGACATTTAAATTACGTGCGAACCCAAATCGCACTGGTCTATAAAATGGAATCTCATATTCTATAGCGGCATTCGTACTTATCGCAGTAACGGCAGAACCGTCCCATAAATTCGAATTCCTGTTAAGAACGTTTGCGGCAACTACAGAACTAGTGTTTGTTCCCGTGTAAGGTTGAGCTACAGAGAAGTTAATATCATACGCTGTTGCTAAGCCCTGATAACGGGTAGCTGTTAGAACTGATCTCGCGCTAGCATTATGTCCAATAAGACAATATTTCTTGCGGAGAGAACCCCGATAGCCAGTATAAGCGCGTATCAGATAATTAAGGAGACAAGTGAAAACTTGATTATCTGTATTAGCGCCGAAACGACCTACGGGATCCGTGCCATTATGAAAAGGAAAAGGACTCTTTCGTAAAATAAAAGTTCCAAGCTGAACAAAGTTTTGCCCAGTTGGATTTTCGCCACTAATGGTATGTGTTGCAACCAAATTGTAACGTTTAAGTAGAGTCCTGAAAGATTGTATATTTTCCCCGAAAAAGACTTTTTGTTTCATCTCGAGAAGAGAAGGAATGGGAGGTGCTGAAATGCTAGTAACATTTTCCGATTCAGGAGCATTCTCTCCTTGCGAAGAAGGATCGAATTCTTGAACATCAGATTGTGCTACAAAAGCTTTAGCTTTTTGCATTTCAGAAGCTAAAGGAGCTGCCACCTCAAAGTCATCACCAGCCGAAACAGAAACCAAGACTTCAATAGGATCTGTAGCAGATGGATCGGGGGCATTGAGTTCATTAAGAACCCAAACTGCTAAGAAACCATTACTTGTATCTAAATGACCACTCATAGTTGTAGCCCAGGCTGCATCTGGTCGAGCAGTATCAGTAAAAGATGGTTTGTGTGTCTCTGTTCCCATCTCAGCAGGAGTCATTGTTGTCAATTTATAAGGCTCAGCTTGGGCCCAAGGAAATTCAACAGTGACATCCATACCTGCAGATAAGTCTACTACCTTCTGAAATGCTACATTATAAGAATCGGCGTTAGTACAAATTGATGTACCATACGGATCATAAACAATCCTTACTCGTCCTCTATGAAAACGAGAAGCAATGAATTGAAATCGAAATTTTAATGTACCACTCCAATATCTAAAAGGTGTAGAAACAAAGGAAACAGTAGTGGGATGATTAATTTCATAAGCTGGAGGTCCAACTACGGATTGATAAGTCTCAATGCGGGGTGTCACACACGCTGCAAAAAGACATGTTTCATGTGCATCCGTTGTTAACCAAGTAAACCTAGTGAAATATGATTCACGTTTTGCTATATTAGCAATCGACATCTCATCAACATCACCAAGACCTACAGTACGCGGATCTATGGTTAACTCCTGTTTCGCATCCAAAGTAAGCCTATCAGCCACATCTTTTATATTAGTGTTGGCTAAATTAGCTAATGGTCGCGGTCGTACAAAAGTTGGTTGATCGAGAATGACAGGACGTGAAAAACCAAATAATTTCGCTATAGATCCAACAGCTTTGGCAGCATACTCTGTAGCCATCGCAAATTTACCTATGACAGGCGCATCACGAAGTCTACCAGCAATATTACTGACAACGGCTGCAGGACCAGAAATAACACCATCGGCTTGATATTCATCAGCTTGAGGTGTAAAAGCTCCAGCAATAGTTGGGACTGTAAGAACAACATCTTCAGCATGTGCCCATACAGTGATAGTCACATTAGTAGTCCCTTGTGAAGCATGACGCAAAATAGTAAAAGAATCAAAATCGAGAGTACCCATATCTGTAAAATCATTAATTACAGGCACTCGTAGAGCATTTTGATGACAAAAGAAAGGAAGTTTAAGTTCACCTCCTTCACTAGTACTAGGATCAACAGTTATATGTGGTCGTTGACTACGAGCACACAAAAATTGACCCACGTTACCAGCTGTTTTGTCTAAATTATCAGTAACAACTCCACCGACTTTGTAGTAAGGATTGTAACTAACCAAAAGTTTACCATAATGAAAGGGTGTTCCATTTATTTGCACCCTAACAACTAAAGAGCAACGTACAAGAAGAAAATTTTTAATCTTTTCCTGTACACGAGAGTCACTAAAAAAGGACTCCCATGGCGCAATAGCTTGGTTAAACTGACTACCTACTGTCCAATCAATATTGCCTATCTTAATTGGCCGACTAAGAAAATTCTTAAGATCAGAATCGGACTTATAAGCTTGATCGAAAGTAGGATCAGGATTTGAGGTAATTTCATTCCTATAATAATCTTGTCCATCTAAAAGAGAGACAGTTTGTTGAGTATCGTGACCAGCGGTCACTCTAAAAGATTCGTTAAGTTCAGTCACGCGGTAATCAGGCTGAGTTCTGCGCGAGTAATAACAGCCAGGTTCTCCGATTGGGGGCTCACCACACCCTGTACTAAATAATACTTTGAGGATCGCTCAGGTAGATTTCGACAACAGTCCTTCACTTGGGGTATACGGATATTCACCCCAGTGTGTAACTACTGTTGAAGGGAACATTTTGGTTTAAATAGACCATATTCCGTTGGCCTTAATTCAGCTCGCTCTAAAAGCAACCCTTTCTCTTCATCTGAATTATTTCCCCTAACAATGATATTATAATAATATTCATAATCGGGTACACACCTAAATATCAGATAATTCGATAGTTCAAGTTCTTGAGCAAGCGTCAGAGCGAGTTTTCTGTATTTCTCATAAATTGATCTCCCATGATGGAAGGCATAACGCAATACAGAATCTATAATTTGCGCATATTGAAATTCTGGAGATACAGTGCGAGAACGCGTCCAAACCATTAGAGATTTCGTTAACGATTTCTCATCAAGTGGAGCGTAACACCAATCTTCGGTCTTCCAAAATTTGCGTTTCAAAAAGTCTAAATCATCTAAAGGTGAAAAGGGAACAGATTCACTTTCTTTATCTGGCATAGTGTAATTGATACCAACTGTTTGAAAAACTTCACGAACAGTGGTATGGTTAAAGAAATCACACTCAGGTGACACACAACATATGTTATCATCACCATAAGTAACCAAATTTACATATTTATCAAAATCCCTTAAATCACCCCCTTTCTTAGCAAAAGCATATCTCATATAAAGTGAGTTTACAATACAATTAACTACTACAGTAAGAGGGTGTCCACTTGGCATACTACCAAAGAACATGACTAAATCACCATTGTAATCACAGAAATTATAGGCAATATCAGTGCCAATGCACCTAATTGCTTCAAGGTCCTCACTTGTATAATTACCACTCAGCTCGCAAATTCGAGAAATAACTCGAAAAGCAATCATTATGGTATAACAACTTTGACCCTTATCGAAGGAAGAATAATCACCAGCAAAATTACGGCCTGGATACGCCGTCAAATGTTGATAAAATGTGTTCCATTCTTTACTTTCTGTGTTTACACCAACAGCATTTTCAAAAACCAGATTGTTAAGTTGGAAAAATCGAGTAAACATCAGTAAATATTGGCGCATTACTATGGTAAAACCAAAGGGGGCACCCATAAATACTCTAGTGGCATCAATCTTTCTTTCTTTTACTGGTTCATCTTTCAAACTGGCTCGGAAAATAGGACTAGCCCTATAACCCTGTTTATACAGAGCAAGAATCCGATCACAATCCTGAATGATTTTATCGTCAATACCAACAGAGTTCTGATTTTCTGTGGTAGGTCCAATATCATACAAGAAATCTACTTTAGGCTTATTATAAGGAAAACCGGCTGAAGTTTGTCGATTTATACTATCAACAAATTTATAACCGCAATGCCCATTTATTGCTGTATGCCTATCCAGTATACTAATTGAGGAAAAATCCTTTAATTTACTAGTAATACGTTCAATATAAGCATCAGCACAGCTTTCAAGTAATTCCGAGTCAAATAATGACGTAGCTTCTGCCTGGAGAACTCCTGTCCTCCAAGGTTTCCATCCACGCATATTAGGTCTATGATGATAACACTCATAATTTAAACGTTCCATAATTTCCCTGCCAATGGTAGGAGACACCAAGGAATTTAATGTGGCTTTTCTGTTACCAAAAGAGCCAAACACGAACGTTTTATGATCCTTAATAAATCGAAATACAGATTTAGGATGTTGAGGTGTTAATTGACGCTGGAATTCACCTTCACCTAGGTGAACTTCAGCTTGAGGAGCAGCAAAGGAAGAAAGACCATTCATAAGGTCAATAGCTTCTGTAATCGCTTCTCTGTCAAATTCTTCAAAAAGACCATCATAACCGTCTCCAGCAACATGGATACCCGCAATAATCATTCCTTTCCCTTGAGGACCGGCAATAACTACAGGTGATCCACATAAACCCCTAAAAGGTTTAGCTGAAGCACTAAAACTATAAACATCAAACCAACCTTCACCTCCTTCTAAATTAGAAACTCTGCTCGAGAAAGCTATATTAAATATCTCAAGCAAATTGGGAGGTTCATATCGCTTTTTAAAAACAATAACGCCCTTAGATTTTCGGAAAGCTCCTGGTTTAACAGGAAATAATTTCTTAATGTCAGGACGGGGTGGTGAAGTCATTATATTGAGAAGTACCATATCTTTACCCTTGAGAACACAAAAATTTCTCTGGGTCACTCGGAATGAAAATTCTTTATCTAAAGTCATCAAATAATTAGATCCTTTGAAAAGATTAGCTAATGAGTGTTTGGGTAAAATATAGAGTGTCCCACCAATAGGAACACAGTTTACCCATGATATCTTCTTTTTTCCTTCCTCGTTAAATTCACTCCTGATTAAACTACTATTTTTAGCAAGTTTATCCAAACCTTCATCTAAATTCACTCCTCTACCTTCGGCACTTGGGAGTTCATTCAAATCAGATGCTTTTGACCAAACACTTTGAGGTTCATCGTTATCAGGAAGTTGAGATCCGAGAGACATAGTCAAGCCTTGAGGATGCATTTTCTTGTAGAGTTTGTAGGCGTTGAAAGCCATATATATAACTCCTGCAATAGCAACACAGAACATAGGTTTAACTGTAGAGCCTGATTTTAAATTTCTTATTTTAGAGACGTGATACATAATCCCTTCATCTGGAGTAACGGGACTAAAGTAACGTCTTATCTTAAACGAAATATAATGTGAAGCCAATCTCTCTTTAAAGGGGATAATATCCCATGAGAAAAGTTGAGCCACAGGGTGAGAAATTCTTAGACATTTGCAAAACACCCATCCCAAAATTCGAGTAGCATAACTCTCATTGGGTATGTTCTGACCTGGTAATATATCTGAGATCAGACCCTGTTCTTCCATAATTTTACAATCGGTACAATATAAATGAAACATGTTGTGCTCACATAATTTAGCATCGTGAATATATTTATCACGAACGTCCTTTAATTCACCCTTCTTGATGTGCTGTTTCATTACCGACACCAACCAAGGTTGTATACTACTAAAAGGGACATCAACAAGTTCCTTACCTTCCCAAATTACATTGCGATATTCCCATGTCGCTGTCTCACCGGTGGCAATTAAAACCACACGTTGGACTTTAACAAGCCAAACATTGCATTGTAAGGATGGGTTATCCAACTGAACAATATTACCGTCGCTATCAAGATAATCAGGGTTCACTTTAATAGTCAAAACCCATGGAAATCGACGAATTGCAGCAGGTGGAGCAGTAAAATATTGATGGGCATTCATGGTCTTAATATTGGTAGTCCCAACTACAACTTTTGGACGACATGCAACTGTTCCTTTATCCTCTAAATCTGCCATAGGAGGACAGAATACTACATCATTAACGATTTGAATAATCTCTGACGTAGCTGTATCAGGAATTTTACTTTTAGGATTAATGCAAGCAATATCGTCTAAAGTAATATATGAAACTCCCTCCCTAAATGAACTCCAAAATTTATCAAATGGATTCCGAGAATAAACAGTCTGCTCTTCAAACGGAGCTGACGGATCAATCTCAGAGTAAGTTTTATAAATCATGGAAGTAAGGAGAGATTTTCCTTGACCAGGAATACTGTATAACAAAAAAGGTAATGGGGCTTTTCTCGGTTGTTCGGCTTCGGCCTTCGTTCGAATAGAAGCATGAATTTGCTTTAACTCTAGTAAACTAGACCTAACCGCCACATAAGAAGGGGCAAGTTTTTCTCCTAGACCAATTGTTTCATTTAATAACAATATAAAATCATCGGGTTTATAGCCTCGATGGAGAATTAACTCACTCTTGATCTTAAAATGAGCCGAGTAGAACATTTGTACCTCATCAGAACCAAATATAACTCCGTAATAGTCACCCTTAAAAATTTTATATCCTGATTGGAGGAAATAATGAGTGATATCCAAAACGTTGTAAATCAAGTCTTGATGGTAACCTAATTTGTATTTTTTCAATTTATCCTCAAGCTTCCCAAATTTATAAAAAGAAAACTCCAAATCCGAAGCATTAACCAATCCTACCATAACTAATAATGTTAATAATTTACCAGAATGGTGGAAAAACGGAGACTGAGAAAAATTCTTAAATTTCGTCTTCAGTCCGTCGGTTGATTCAATAAAATTGAGAAAACCTTCTTCTGTCAGACCAGCCTGAGGAGTCATAGCTGTAGGAACACATTTCTTAGTAAAATATGATATTACTTCACTAGACACAGGCTTACCTGAAAAATCCCGATAAGCTCTAACAAAAGCTATAAAGAGATCAGAAAGGGAGGTAGCTCGAGACATTTCATGATTAAAAAGTAATAAAGATTCTATAATCCAAACTACTTTATCTTGGTATTCATTAGCAATATTCTTAATAAAAGAATGGAGTAATTCCTCTTTATTGGTTTCAAATTTGAAGTCCAATCCAACTTGAGGATTCATTGCTTGAATTTCTATTCCCCCATTGCCAGAATTCACAACGGGGGGAGGTGGACAAGCTTTGTTTTTCTTGTAAACTAACCACCAAATCCCAATTATCACAGAACTACTAAGAAATGTATAAAAGGGAGCAGCAAAATAAAGAACCAACTCTAATGTTGACCCTTTAATCTCTAATGCATGAACAAAATAACTAACGGGGGCCATAAGAATGGCTAAAAAGCCCAAAAAGGGCAAAGAAAATTTCATCATGGTTCCTGCCAGAGACGTCATAAAAACGGTAGAGCTTTACGAGACAATGTTACTTACCTTCCGGTGGCACAATAGTAGGCACATGGCCCTATGACACTGTTAACCCTATTAAAGGCAAAGATGAAGAAGAGCATGTCTCTGCTCGCCCCTTTTGATGAGATCATCTGTTCGTCCAACACCTTTCGGTGGAAATTTGAATGCTAATAGACTAACAGACTAACGAATTCCCTAGCGGAAT